TTCAGACGTTTCTCGAAAAAGAATGGTGCTGGGACAAGCCAGTGTCTTGGCAGGTCAAAGAGTACAAGCCACGCCGCTCAATGAGTCAGAACGACCTATTCCATGTCTGGGTCAGGGATATGCTTAGGCACTTTAAAAAGAAGGGTGGCTTCACTGGCACAGAGGAAGAAATGAAGCTGATGGTGAAGTACAAGTTCCTCGGCACAGAGGATATTGAGGTCGGCAGTACCAACATCCCAGCGCAGGTTCGGCGCACATCGACGCTGGATAGGGGGGAAATGCTATACTTCATGCAACAAGTAGAGGCGTGGTGTATTGATCTGGGTGTCAAACTCACCAAACCTACCAATTCGGAGTACGCCAAGCTAGCAGGGGGATAAGCATGAGCTTATTGCAGTTTTGCACAACCGAAAGGCAGAGAGAAGTAGCGAGCCGAGTAGACAAGGGCATGAGCGCCCGCGAAATAGGACTAGACCTTGGTATTAGTAGGACTACTGTCCGCGACCATTTGAAGGCGGTGCAGAAGAAAGCCAGCTTGCAGGGTTACAGTCCAGAGCATGACTATGTGCATTCCGTACCAGATGGCTACACGGTCAAGGGTGTCTCTACGCTGTACACTGACGGAAAGCCCACGGCCCAGTGGGTTAAGAGCCAGTCAGACAAAGAAAGACAGCTTGAAATGCTCGTGGAGCGCATGGAGCAAAGCCTCGATTTAGTACCTCCGTTTAAACCGACAAAGCCGCCAAAGCAATCAGATGACAACTTGCTTTCACTGCTGACCATAACGGACTTTCACGTTGGATCGGCGTGTTGGGAAGCGGAGACAGGCGACAATTTTGACACCAAGATAGCCGCAGACATTTTTTTAAACGCTATGCACGATATGCTGGCGGCTTGTCCTAAATCAAAGACGGGCTTGCTGAACATCTTAGGTGACTTTATACACTTTGACGGCATTAACCTACAGCCAATCACAAGTGGTGGCGGCCATGTTTTGGACGCGGACACGCGTTACACAAAGATTGTTGACGTATCTATGTCGATAGTTAGGGAAGCCGTGAAAATGATGCTGAAGCGATTTGAGAGGGTCGTAGTGGTAGTCGCAGAGGGTAATCACGACATTAGCTCTAGCGTATGGCTCCGCAAGTACATAAAGCACTTGTTTGAGAATAGTCGTGTAGAGGTCATAGACAACGCATTCCCGTATTACGCCTATCTGCATGGCAATTGTATGCTTGGATTTCACCACGGCCACAAGATGAAATTAGCAAACCTGCACAAGCTATTTGCAAGCGAGCCACGTTTTCGAGAGATGTGGGGCAAAGCGTCGGCTGGCGTTTATATCCACATGGGACATTACCACCATGAGCGCGTGATAGAAGACGGCGGCGCTATTGCAGAAATGCACCCATCACTAACAGGCAGGTCAAGCTATGAGGCTCGTGGAGGATGGATGTCACAGCGTGGCGCAAAGGTCATCACATACGATAAGCTAGACGGAGAAGTTCACAGAACCACTATTAGGCCGCGACTATGATCACACTCCCCATTCTCTCGATGCCGTTACCAGATGGCGGGTCAGTTGTTTGCAGAGTGGAGGCGATCATTGGAGCAACAAGCAACATGCGCAACGAAGATTTGACCGATGTATATGTCGAGGTCATGTGTCCTGAGGGCATCACTATAGATGTAGACATCGACTCGTTTACTCAGAGTTGGCTTGCGGCACTCATCACCCCTATGTCAGAAATGCGGGAAGATCATGGTATGCACTAAGTGCCATAAAGACATGGTGCCGATGTTCACAGCTAAGGGCGGCAAGCTAGAAGGCTGGTCGTGTGAGTGCGGCAATATAGAGAAAGCAATACTACGCGAACGACAATTCACCCAAGAGACGTATTATGGCAATAAAGCGAACGAACGCCGATATTTGGTGTAGCAAGGCTGTGAGGCTACGTGACGGCGCTTGTGTGCGATGTGGCAACACAGAGACGAATCAGGCCATGCACATATATGGTCGCAGAAATAAAGTCGTAAGGTATAGCCTCGATAATTTACTGACAGGCTGTTACACCTGTCACCGCTTATTCACCGAGTCGCCCGTTATGTTCACTGACTTCTGCAATCAGCATTTAGGTGAAGGCCACATGGAGATATTGCGGGAGAAGTCGCGTGGCATTCTGAAAGAAAACAAAGCCGTTCGTGATGAGATTGCCAAGCACTACCGCGAGCAGATCAAGCTCAGAGAGCAGAACCCCGACCATGTAATCATTTCCTATAACTGATTGCTTGCTTTTGTTATAATAACAACGAAACAAGAGGATGTTGTTATGTGTGTACAAAGCCAAAGACAGTTTTTTGCAGAACGGCACCACATCGTTGTGACTGACAAGACCGCAGAGCTACTGGCTCGTTTGGGCAGAGACAAGGGCATCGGTGAGGAAGAATACCTCAAGCGGCTGTTACGTCACCCCAACGAAGACCACTTCATCGCAGAGATCGCGCGCCACTACGGTTAAGTAATCTGACTGCGCCAGACCATTGCGCTTTCCCTTCCCCATATAATTATCAAATTAAGATAAGAAAATGCTTGCAAAGGATAATTGCAGGTAGTAGATTAACTACATCGGCTGGGGACACAGCCACTAACCAAGGGAAAAAGATCATGACTACTATCGAATCAAAAATTGCAAAGGCGCTTGGCAAAAAGCGCATGGCGAAAGTGTCTGACATTTTCGATGATGGTCGCGCTATCGACATCACACTTACCGACAATACTGGTGACGTGTGGGAATACGAGCAAAACGGCTACGGCGATTTTACTATCACTGAGGTGATCTTTTACGCCAAGCGATTCATCGACGAGTCTGCCGCATAAGCGGCCTTTTCTTTTAGGGGAGAGCGATGACAACAATCGTCTTTAATTCTTTGGAGAGTGCTTTGCGCTGGGGTAAAGGCCATGACGTGAGCACTAAATATGTCGACAAGGTGCAAGGTACTTGGCTGATGAAGTATCCCAGCACCCATGACCCGTACGAGGTAGAGTAATGTCACGAGCTATCGACTTTCCTTACAACATGACACATCAAGAAATCGCGGATGTAATGGGTGTAAGCCGTCAAACAATCAGAACGATTGAAATCAGAGCGTTAAAAAAACTAAGAAACAATCCAAAATTGAAGGGGTACTGCGATGCACTTACATCCGAATATCAAATATGCGGTGATTTTCCTGTTAGTGGTGATAGCATTCGGGATAGCTGGTCAGGGTGACTACGAAGAGGCCGTCAGCGAGCAAGACATTTATTGTGAATTCGTCGAATTGTGGGAGAGGACAAATGGCAGGGACGGACATCCTGACTGGCGCAGAATTTATGAAAAGACTTGTCTCGCTGACCAATGACGAGATTTAATGGTCGCAACTGCCATTCTGATTACAAGGTCATAGATTGTGAAGCTGACTTATAAGCAGGTAAGCGACGCGGCTCAGATGGAAAGCGAGGGCGTAGAGGTATGGGCGCTCTCACAAATCTTCGATGTCCATGACATGACGATGCGCAAATACTTACGCGCGTATTACAAGTACGGTAAGTCATTCTGGTCCCCATATCCATCTGAGGCAGAACATGGCGGATCATCGGAACACTGATGACGACCAACCGCCACTATAAATAACTTGCTAATCTCCGTAGCTTCCTTGGGTGTGAGAAACCCCTTGCCCGCTTAGTGCGGGCTTTTTTATGCGTGATTACAATATCTTGGTATAATATGCGCGGGGGACACTATATGTTGCAGACCGTAACGATAGATTGGCATCCTGTAGAGCANGGCAGTATGCCAAGAAATGAAGGTANCTATCTCGTCGCATTCGATGACGGCGCGGTGGAGACCTACCCNATGTCAGACCAAGACATCAAACGCGGAGAGGTAAGAGACGGGCAAACGCATGGCCTACTGTGGGCCGCAGGTATACCGTCACCAATNGACGATGGCGAAGACTAGAGCGCAACGTGAAAGAGGNATNAGGCAGGACGAACTCAGAAGCTATTTAGCGGAGCGGGGTCGGCTTGATTACGTCTTTGATAACATTGAGAAAATCGAACAGCTAGACCCTGAGTCTGATGAGCACTTCGACAAGCGCCTTCAACAGCTTAAAGTTGCAAACGAGCAACGCATAAGATTGCTCAATAAGTACCTGCCAGACATGAAGGAAGAGCAAAACGAAGTCACTGATCTGCCGCCTGTCGTCATACAGCTAACTAATGCAACTGACCCCACCACAGTCTGACATCTTTGTATGCCCTGCCCGCTTCCGTGTAGTGGTCGCGGGTAGACGTTTCGGCAAGACCTTTCTCAGCACAGCAGAGCTAATCAGTCGTGCGCTTGGTAAGCCCAATCAAAATGTATGGTATATAGCCCCTACGTTCCGCGCTGGCCGCGATATAGCATGGGACATGCTCACACAACAAATCCCTCGCGAGTATATTGCCAAGACTAACGAAACGTCGCTCACTGTTACGCTGAAAAACGGATCTAGTATTTCGATCAAGGGCGCAGAGAAACACGACAACCTTCGCGGACGAGCAATCGACTTCGTGGTGCTTGATGAGTTTGCCGACATGAAGCCAGAGGCATGGTACGAAGTTATAAGACCTTCTCTTTCTGGCAGGGGTGAGCAGGGTTCCGCTTTGTTTATAGGTACGCCCAAAGGCCGCAATCACTTCTATGATCTGTACGGAAAAGGAATAGACCAAGATGAAGGCTGGCAGTCTTACCAGTACACGACCATTGAGGGCGGTAATGTGCCGCCAGATGAGATTACGAGCGCCAAAGCAGACCTTGACGACCGAACATTTCAGCAAGAATACCAAGCACAGTTCGTCAACTACAGCGGCATCATCTACTACGGGTTCAAGCGTGAGCAGTCAGTAGTCAGGCATGATGGTGAACACCCTGTCATCCACGTCGGGATGGACTTTAACCTTGATCCGATGTCTGCTGTACTGATGACTCGCAGAGGCGACACACTGCACGTATTCGACGAGATTGTTATGTTTGGCTCGAACACCGATGAGATGGTCGCAGAGATTCGCACACGCTACGGAAATGGTACAATAGTCATATACCCTGACCCTGCATCGCGTCAACGGAAAACGAGCGCAGGGGGTAGAACGGATTTGTCCATTCTGCAAAACGCGGGATTTGATGTAAAAGTAAGGTCATCACACGCGGCGGTTAGAGATAGGATAAACAGCGTAAACTCGCGTCTACTGTCTAAAGATGGTCAGCGGCGCTTGTTTGTAGACCCTAAGTGCAAGAAGGTGATCGAATCATTGGAACGCCACACCTACAAGGAAGGCACCAGCCAGCCAGAGAAGGACGGCTTCGATCACATGAATGATGCACTAGGCTACGCCGTTGAATATCTATTCCCCATACGAAAGGCGAATAAGCCGCAAGCCCCGCAGAGGTGGACGTAAATGTATTACGAAGATATTGAGTACCAGCATCCCGACTACGAAAACAATCTGGACCGCTGGGAGTTTTATGTTCGGTCATACATGGGTGGGCAAGACTATCGCGATGGCTCTTACCTGACCAGCTACCTCAATGAAGACAAGAACGCATATTCGCGACGCTTGGCTTTGACTCCCTTGGACAACCATTGCCGCAACGTGGTCCACGTTTATTCTTCGTTCCTATGGCGTCAGCCGCCTACTCGTAACTTTCAGCAGATGGAAGGCAGTGCAGACCTTATCGCATTCATCAAGGACGCTAACCTCGACGGCCAGAACTTCAACAGCTTTATGCGTGAGGCTCAGATATGGTCGAGCGTGTACGGCCACGTGTGGATTTTTATGGACAAGCCACAGTCTACGGCAGGCACTAGAGCCGAAGAGCTAGACCAAGAGATACGCCCATACGTCACGCTGATAACACCAGAGAATGTCTATGACTGGAAGTATGAGCGAATGCCAAGCGGTCGCCATGAGCTGACCTACATGAAGGTGCGCGAGTCAGTAAACCGCATTGACGGCACGACGACAGAGACGTATTTCCGTATCTGGACCAAAGAGCAGATTCAGCTTGTCCGCTACCACGGTGACGAGGCAACCATCGTCGAGACTATCGACAACCCTATCGGCAAGATACCAGCGGTGAATATACCTGCTAACCGATCAATCGTTCGTGGCATTGGTATCAGCGACATCTCTGACATCAGCTATATGCAACAAGCCATCTATCAAGAGCTATCGGAAATTGAACAGCTTATCCGCATCTCTAACCACCCGACGCTCGTGAAGACCTTTGACACTGACGCAACTGCTGGTGCTGGTGCAGTCATCAACATTAGCGATGATATCGACGCGGGATTAAAGCCGTACCAGATGCAACCGTCTGGAGCTAACCTAGACGCCATCAGAGCCTCTATAGAGGACAAGATCGACTCGATCAATAGGATGGCCCACATGGGCGCAGTGCGCGGCACAGAGGCAATGACGCAGTCAGGCGTTGCCATGCAGACTGAGTTCCAAATGCTGAACGCCAAGCTAGCAGAAAAGGCCGACATCCTTGAGCTGGCTGAAGAACAGCTGTGGGAGTTGTGGTGTCGTTGGCAAGGTCACAACCTGCACGAGGTAGAGGTCAGCTATCCTGACAGCTTTGACATTCGTGACTATGGGACAGAGCTTGAGTTCCTACAGAAGACTCGCGCTAGTGGTGTCAAGTCNGTNACNTTGTTGCGTGAGATTGATAAGCAGATCGCAGACCTTGTGCTTGATGACCAAGTGCTTGCACAGGCACACGCTGAGATTGAAGAGGCTACCACAGCGGTCGGTGACTTCACCAAAGAGACGCAGATTTACAAGTACCACATCGACAGTGGAATGGTGACGCCTAACGAAGTGCGCGAGAAGATCGGGCTTGAGGATATCGCTGGTGGCGATACGCTCGTCGAGCCAGTGCAGACGGTAACTGATGGACAGTGAGGAACTCACCAAGGCACTCGCAGGGGCGACCTCTAACCATGAGCGTCGCCTTTTGCGCGCTATGGAGCAGTTGCGGCGCGGCCTAACTGACTTGATGGCTGGCTTGCCTTTGCGTGACGGTCAGCTGTTTGACCTTGACGCGGCGTTAGCACTTAGGACACAGATCGACGGCCTTGTTCGTGACGAATACCTCGCAGTCATAGACGACATCATCCGTGAGTACCCTGACGCCGTAGCATTGACACAAGAGTTCATGGAGCAATTTGCGGCCTTTAGAGTTCCGCAGAGCGTCATCGGCCAGTTACAGCAGTTCAGCTTCACAGGTCACGAGGCATTGGCTGACGACTTTGTAGAGGCGCTTTACCAACAGGTGTACAACAACACGCTGTCAGGTACGCCATTCTCAGCAAGCCTTGCAGAGCTTAACAGCCTGATTGACGTGGATTTACAGCGATACTCAAAGACCATGCTTCACGACTCACTGTTTGAGTTTAGTTCGTCAATACAGCAGGCGGCGGCGGCAGAGGCTGGCATTACCAAGTTTAGATACGAGGGTGATACGATAGAAAGCACACGGCCCTTTTGTCGCAATCATGTCGGCAAGGAATACACTACTGACGAGATATACGAAATATGGAATGATAGCTGGGCAGGTAAGCGCACTGGCGACCCATTCCGTGTACGAGGTGGCTACAACTGTCGGCACTGGTGGGTGCCAATTCCAGAATAGGAGAAAGCTATGCCGTATCACAAGAAAGACAAAAAGAAGAAAAAGCGTAAATCGCGCTGATTTGATATAATTTAACCCACTCGAAAGAGGATTCGTAACATGAGCGATGAAATCATGGCAGAGGCGGTAACTGAAGCCGCAGTGGAAACACCACAAGTTCAGGATTCAAAGACGTTTACGCAAGATGAGTTGGACCGAATAGTAGCTGATCGTGTTGCTCGCACTAAGCGACAATATGAAAAGCGCCTAGATGGTATCGACCTCGATGAGGCAAAGTCTCTTCTACAACGACAGCAAGAAGCTGAAGTCGAGAAGCAGAAAGAGCGCGGAGAGTTCGAGTCAATTCTGAGGCAGACCGTCGAGAAGAAAGATCAAGAAATATCGACTTACAAGCAACGCCTCGAAACGCAGTTAGTTGATGGGGCATTACTGTCAGCGGCAAGCCGAAACAATGCAGTATCGGCAGAGCAAGTCAGTCAGTTATTACGTGGTTCGGTTCGGCTGTCTGAAGACGGCACCGCAGAAGTTTACGATGCGAACGGAACGCCACGCTATAACGAACAGGGCGAGCTTTTGTCAGTTGACCAGTTAGTCGGTGACTTCTTGACCTCGAACCCGCACTTCGTGAAAGCGTCATCAGGTGGCGCAGGATCGCAGACAGCGGTAGGTGGTTCCACGTCGAAACCTATGTCGGCGGTCGAAATGGAAGCTAACTGGAATAGCGGTGGCAAAGAAGCCTATCGCGCAATGATGTTAGCTAATAAATAAACCGCTAATCACAGGAGATTTTCATCATGGCGGCTACTACTTCAACAACACTCGACGATCTGTTTGCAAATATCATCATGCAGGCTCGTTTCACTGCCGAAGAGCAATCGCTCATGGCTGGCCTTATCACTCGTTATGACATCGGCAATGTTGCTGGCAAGACCATTCAAGTACCTAAGTACCCAGCGGTTGCGGCGGCTGATCTGACTGAAGGCACTGATATGTCTTCAAGCACAGTATCAACCTCTAGCGTCACTGTTACTGTCGGTGAAGTTGGTGCGCAAGTTGTACTGACTGACCTCGCGGCAATGGGCGCGGGCAACCCTGCTCAAGAGCTTGGAACTGTATTGGGTAACTCTATCGCCACTAAGATGGACCAAGACATCATCGCTTTGTTCGATGGCTTCTCGGCTTCACTCGGTGCGGCGGGTCAAGAGATTACCGTTGCTGACTTGTTCAAAGCGGCGGCTACTTTGCGTAACAACAAAGTTACTGGCCCAATCTCAGCAGTGATTCACCCATTCCACGCTTATCAATTGTCAGCTAACCTGACTAACACGTTCGCGAACCCCAACGGTGGCGACCTGCAAAACGAAGCAATGCGCAACGGCTTCGTAGGTTCTATCGCAGGTATCGACGTATACCAGTCAGCTAACATCACTCCTGACGGATCAGATGATGCCAAGGGATGTGTGTTTGGCCGTGAGGCAATGGCAATTGCAATGAAGCGTGACTTCAACCTCGAGACAGAGCGCAACGCCTCTCTCCGTGCGTTTGAGCTTAACGCTACAGCCGTTTACGGTGTTGCAGAGCTTGATGACAGCTACGGTGTAGAGATGCTTTTCGACGCGGCACTCTAAGATGTACACGGCCCTTCGGGGCCGTTTTACTCAGAGGTTTATATGGCAGTTAATTATCGCGGTGAACAGTTTGAGGATTACAACGTGGCAAAGCGTACGCCACGACACGCCTCTAGCTCACACGCGGTTCTAGCTCGCTACAAAGGTGTAATCAAGCTACTACGTTTTGGCGCTCAAGGCGCGAAGACTTACCCACCTAGAGATGGTGAGTCGGCCCGCGACAAGGCCATGCGAGCGGCTTGGTATGCACGACACGGTGATACCCTAAAGAACGCAACGCCCTTAGATAAAATCTATTGGGCGGCAAAAATTAAATGGTGATGGCATGGCATTTAGTGACGACAGCAATCTTGTAGAGTTAGTGCCAGACATTTTNGACTTTGGCATCACTAGCTTTTCTGACGAACACCCACGAGCGCAGGCAGACATAGAGCGCGAGATTCGGAACCAGTGGTGGCACCGTAAAGGTATCGCTGGTGAGATGGACCCATCTTATTTGACTGATTCGCAGTGGACTCGTTCAGCCTCTTATCTAGTGTTGTGGAAGTACGCATTGCCACAGCTTACAAATTGGGTTGATGACGACCGCTTTTTAGCGATGATCGACTTCTATAAAGCGCGATACGGCGAAGAGATTGACGCAGTATTTCAAGACGGTATTGAGTACGACGCTGACAATGACGGTCAGGTTACGGATAAAGAGAAAGAAATCGTCGCAATCAATCGGTTAAACCGATGATCGAAATTAACATCGACACGAAGCCTCGTGACCTTCGCAAGATGGTTGACAAGCTAGGCCGCACGTTTACAAAGAACCACAAGCGAGCGATGCGTAGAGCGGCGGCAGAAGGCGTTAACAGAATCAACAAGCGCACAAGCAAAAGTCTTGACGTAAACAATCAGCCGTTCAAGCCATACAACAAGGTTTATGACGCTTTTAGAAGGCGACAGCCGAGGGCAGGCGAAAGCAAGCCTGTATTCCCTGACAGTAAAGTTCGCTTAATATTTACAGGGGCAATGCGCAAGTCATTACAGTACGGGCTACGCGGTGAAGACGGCCTGATTTACTTTGACAGCAGGACGGAGTCCAACAAGGCGGCAATAAACAACAAGCGCCGTGAGTTCTTCGGGCTAAACAAAAGTGACACCCGCGCTATCCGTGATGTGTACTTCAAGGGGCTGAAGATATGAGCGTCAGAGAAAACATCGCATCAAACATTGTCACAGCACTTACAGCGATCTCTAGCCCTACCGTTAAGAAGGTAACGCGCGAGCCGTTTGACTTTGACAAGCTATCAAATGCTCAGTACCCCGCGATTTTAGTTAGGACGGCTAACGAATCACGCGAAGATGCGAGCATCGGTGGCAGTCTATCAAGTAGACAGGCGACCATTGACTACGAATTGATTTGCTTTGTTAAGCACACGAACATCGACACAGCCCGCAATCAGATTGTAGAGGCTATCGACGAAAAGCTCGACGAGGATAGAACGCGTGGCGGTTACGCTATTGATACGCAAGTTATTAGCGTTGAGGTGGATGATGGTACAATAGACCCCATTGGCGGCGTCATTGTCACCGTTCAAATTCTTTACACATACACACGCGGTGACGCGTAAGGGAGAAACAAAATGGCTACACATAAAGGTTCAACAGGATCAGTTAAGGTCGCCGCTAGTGGTGGCACAGAGGCGGTTGTTGGTGAGGTTCGTTCATACAGCATTGACGAGACGGCTGACACTATTGAAGATACGGTGATGGGTGACTCTGTTAAGTCATACCTTGCCAGCCTCAAGGATGCGACGCTCACTATCGACGCGCTTTGGGATGACGCAGACGCACAGCACTTAGTGCTTGATTCTGGTGCCGCTATTGATTGGGAAATTCACCCAACAGGAACAGGCACAGGCGAGAAGTATTACGCTGGTGCTGGCATTGTGACCGCAAAGACTATCTCTGCATCATATGATGGATTGGTCGAGGCGTCATTCTCTGTGCAAGTATCAGGCGCAGTCACAGAAGCGTCTAACTAATGGGTCTGGCTAAAGAGTTACGAGCGCGACGAAAGCAGTCACGCCGTAAGATCGAGGTCGCAGAGTGGGCTGATGATAACGGGGCGTTTGTCCTGTATTGNCGCCCACTGACCTGCTATGACCTTAATGAGCTACAGAAGCGACATCCACAGGTAATGCAGANCCCTAGCATTGCNGCAATGGTCGATTTGATTGTGATGAAGGCAGAGGGCAAGGATGGCGAAAAGCTGTTTACTTCTGGNGAAGACAAGATCGACTTGATGGGTGAAGAAACGACGGTGGTGTCTGGTATTGCTAACGAGATGTTTAGCACTATCGACNCATTTGAGGACGTCGAAAAAAACTGAAGGCCGATCAGTCTCGGATGAATCTCATCGCCTTGGCTGATCGGTTACATAAGACTATCGAAGAAGTCGAGCAGATATCAGTCAATGAGTTTCAAGAGTGGCTTGCTTACTTCAAGATAACAAGCGAGTCTAAAGATGGCGACTGAATCCGTAAGCATTGTAATTAAGGCGTTCGACAAGACGCAGAAAGCCTTGCGCGGAATCAAGCGCGCGTTCGCTGGCCTATCTAAAATCTTCTTTAACTTTAAAACCGCCTTAGTTGCCGCAGTCGGCGCAGGCGGTATGGGCTTGTTGATTGCTAACTCACTGAAGGCAACGGACGCCCTAGCGAAAACGGCTAGTAAGATAGGCACGACAACCGAATCGCTTAGTGCCTTGCAGTACGCAGGGCAACTTACAGGCGTCGAAGTCAACACGATGAACATGGCGCTTCAGCGGTTTACTCGTAGAACGGCAGAAGCCGCAGTCGGAACAGGTGAGGCAAAAGGCGCATTGCGCGAGCTTCGCGTTGATGCCCGAAAACTCAGCCGAATGCCTTTAGATCAGCAAATGCTCACCTTAGCAGACGCGTTTGAAGATGCGAAAACAAGAGGCGTAAACCCGCTAAAAATAGCCTTTAAGTTATTTGACTCTGAAGGTGCCGCGCTCGTAAACACTCTTGCATTAGGTCGTGATGGCCTTACTGAGTTATTGGGTGAAGCTAGGTCACTAGGCGTAGTAATGTCATCTAGCGCCGCGAAGGGTGTTGAGGATGCCAACGACTCTTTGTTCCGTATGCAATCTTTGTTTAATGGAATAGTTAAACAAACCGTCGCGGGTTTAGCTCCAGCACTTGCCGCATTGTCTGACCTGCTTACAACAAAAGTACAAGCTGGCATTGCTGACGCTAACGGTAGCGTCAAGGAGTTTGGTGAAGAATTAGCAGGCAACTTTGTACAAGGTCTGGCCGATGCAATCAAAGGCATACAAGAAGTTTTAAATGCTTTTGTAAGCATGGGCAATTTTGTTATTAATTTTAGAAGGCAAATAAACGACGCGTTTTCTTCTATTGAAACAAAAAGCCTGCAAGGCTTAGAAGAGGATTTGGCCGCAGTAGAAGAGCGACTTGCTGGTTATGCCAAAACCGCAGGGGCATTTAGCAACACTAACGAAGCAATCGTTGCAGATCAAGAGCGGCTGAGGGATAGCATAAATGCACAAATCGCCGCAATTAAAGAGTTAGGCGAGGAATCAGACCGAACTTTTACAGGATTCACTGACTTTGATTTCTCGGCAATTATTGCAAGCCTTCTCAAAGTCAAAGATGCGATTGGAACTACCACAAACGACATTGGCAATTTAGGCGATAACGTAAACGAGAAACTGCCAAGCGCGTTTGAAACCTTCATGGCTAACCTGCAAAACACTCGAGAGATGGCTGGCGACCTTACGCCGTCACTTGAGAAGCTGGGCGATCAGGCAATTACAGGACTAGGTGACTCATTTACTTCAGCTATCACAGGCGCTAAAAAATTCAGCGATGCTATTCGTAACATGGCAAAAAGCGTTGTCGATAGTCTTATCAAGATGTTGGTTCAAAAGTATATTGTCGATGCGGCATTCGGTGCGATCACTGGAGCAATAAGCAACGCGCGTGCAGACGCTGATTTCCTTGGTATTGAAGCCAGCAACTTCAGAGCGCGTGGCGGCCCTGTCACTGGTGGTCAGCCTTACGTCGTCGGAGAGAAAGGGCCAGAGCTAATGATTCCCTCGGGCAACGGCTCGATTGTTCCTAATAATAAATTAGGTGGTGGCGGCGTAACAGTAGTTCAGAACATCAACGTGACCACAGGCGTACAGCAAACCGTACGTGCAGAGATAGCAAACCTACTGCCTCAGATCAGTAACGCGGCGAAGTCTGCTGTCGCAGATGCTAGAATGAGAGGCGGTGGCTTCAGCAAAGCAATGGTAGGTGCATAATGGCGGCGTTCCCAAGTGTAGGCTTTACTGCAATGACGATGCGGCTGAGGTCGGCAACGTCGATCAGTCAGTCGCCGTTTACCTATGACCAGCAGGTTTATCAGCATCAGGGTGTGAGATGGGAAGCAGAGGTTCAACTGCCACCACTGAAGCGAGCAGAAGCAAAGCAGGTAGAGGCNTTCTTTGCCTCTCTACGTGGTCAAGCCAGCACCTTTACCCTTGGCAACCCTTTACACAACACAACGGCCACAGGGACGATTACGGCAGGGACAAAGGGCGCTACGACTGTGACAGGTACAACGACAGGTGCGGTTGCTGGTGACTACTTTGAAATAGGTGGTGCGCTGTACATCATTACTGATATTGAAGCGGCGAGCTTTGATATAATGCCACCGCTCCGCACTGCTATAACCACATCAACCACTCTNGACTTTACNTTGCCGAAAGGCACTTGGCGGCTTGCCTCAAATGAAATTGGATGGAGTATCAACGAGGCTAGTTTGTACGGTTTCACTTTTGCTTGCGTTGAGGCTATATGAGCAGGTCATTGACGTCGGGGATGCAGTCGGCAGTTATCGCCGNCCTTGTTCGCCCGATCACATTGNTTCAGTGTGCATTCGACACAGGCAATCTTAATCTCTGGAGTGGCATTGGCGACCTAACAGTCGATGGCGTTGATTACGTTGGCGCAGGCTCGCTACTAAGCATTGGCGAAATCGCAGAGACTTCAGAGCTATCAGCTAATGGCATCACCGTCACACTATCAGGTGTAAGTAGTCCGCTATTGGCTAAGGCCAGAGACGAAGATTANCAAGGCCGCGAGCTGAAAGTATTGCTTGGCGCAATGGACGCTAGTAACGGTGTTATCTCTGACCCCGTTGTCATNTTTAGTGGCTTCATGGATACNATGGTTATTAACGATGGCGGCGAGACTGCCACCATACAAGTGACCGTTGAAAATCGTTTAATTGAGTTTGAGCGCACACGCATTAGGCGTTACACGGCTGAAGACCAAAAGATTGACTACCCAACTGACAAGGGCTTGGAGTTCGTCGCAGAGATGGCTGAGAAAGAAATTGTCTGGGGTCGCAGTGGCGTATCAGGGACTGGTGGCACAGGCACTAGAGGCGGCGATATTGACGAAGACGGTAGCAATACACATCACGACTAAGGATACACGCTATGGACTTTGCACTTGAGAATCTGGCTAAAGTCAGACGAGAGATTGAGCCATTGCTTGAAGAGCATTGGAAAGAGATCGCCTTAAACAAAGAGATAATAAAGCTCAACCCTGATTGGCGGGCATACGCAGAGCTGGATAAGATCAATGCGCTTCGCATCTACACGGCAAGGAAAGAAGGCAAGCTGATGGGGTATTTCGTAATCCTTGTCAGTCGATCACTGCACTACAAAGACCACCTCTTTGCTAATAACGACATCGTATTTTTGAGAAAGTCAGCTCGCAGGGGATTGACGGGGCTAAAGCTGGTAAAATTCGCAGTGGAGTCTCTGCAAGCGGAAGGCGTGACAAAGTTACACGTCAACACCAAAACGCACCAGCCATTCGACCCAATTATGGAACGCTTAGGCTTTGAAGAGATAGAGACGGTCTTTAGCAAAGTTCTGAGGTAACGGCATGGCAATTTCTGCAATTGCAGGTTTAGCGACGGCAATAGGCGCGGCGGCGGCTCCAGGATTGCTAGCTTTTTTCAGTCTGACGGGTTTCCAAGCATTTGCGGCTTGGGCCGCTTTAGGCGCTGGCATGTCAATGGTGTCGCGCGCGCTAGCTCCTAAACCTAATCTGGGCGCACAGCTTAGAGGCATAACACAAACAACCCGAGAGCCAGCAGGATCGCGCAAACTTGTTTACGGTCAGATGCGCGT